TGACGCGGTACGCGCCAAAGCCACCCTTGCCTGCTTCACTGCGGCAGTTGTCGCGTGCCTGCTGAGCCTTAAACTTGTAGCTGTCAGCGCGATGCAGGCCGTCGAGCGTGTTTGCCGTCTCGTTGTCGCTGTCGCCGCCAGCCGGGCGGAAGTCGGGGACGATGCGGTTCTGGCGGAAGTCATTCTCGAGCTTACGCAGCGAGCGCCGCAGCTTCGGGAACTCCAACTTAACGCTCTCGCCGAACTGATCGCCGGCAGCACCTTCCCACATAGCGCCTGGAATATCGGCGAACCGACGCGCGGCTAGTGCAAGCTCGCGGACCGGCATCTGGGGAAGTACCGCATCGCCGAACCGCTGCATCGCGCGGTCGTGAACCTTCTCAAGCGCATCGGTGCCGGTCGGCTTTTCCTCCAGCGCTGTATCGTGGTCCTGCATGACGCGGATGCATACGCGAGCGCGCGATTATCCGGGTTGGGCATTGGTTGGGCACATGACGACTTGTGTCCGAGAATAAACCTTACCGGACGCAAGTCGCTTATCTACGAGCCATGCTCGGGATGGCCGCAACGAACGTCGGCTTACTCGCCAACGCCCGTCTGGCGCCTTCGACGGCATACCGAAGCGCGTCGATGACGTGGTTGTTCTTGTCCTCCAGCACCGGAAGCACTTCGCCAGTCAACGGGTCCAGCTTGTAACTGTAGTGGGTCAGTTCGTCGATCGTGCGCTGGCACCGTGGATGCACGACGATGTCGAAGCTCTTGATGAACTCGACACCTTCCTCAACCGAACGCGCGCCCTTCAGCGCTGGACGAATGCGCGGGAAGCCATGGTTGCGCAAATGGCTGATCGTCTCGGGTCGCGAGCTGTCCGCCGTAAGCCACCACTTCTCCGCGTCCGGCACCGACATGAACAATGCCGGCAGATTCGTGATCTCTACGCCCAAGCCCCACGCCTCATGATCAACGAATAGCTGAGTGCCGCTGATCCAGCAGCGCACCAAACATGAAGGATCGATGCTGAACCCGAAGTCGGCACCAAGACGATACTCGACATTGGCCGGGCTCTCGAACGGCTCGATCCGCCAGTTCTTGAAGACGCGCGCCTCGCTGTTCTGGCGATACTGCCCGCGCCAGATGTGATTGTATTTGTCGACGTCGCGCTCGCGGTCATGTTCCATCGCGACACGCAGCACGTCAGGGAACCACGGATTGTCGCCGTAATTAACCTCTCGCACGATACTGTCAGGCGGCGGACCTTTCGCACCGCGGAACATCACGTCGATAGGATCGGTCGGTAGGTCAGGGTTCCACGTCCAGATCAGGCGTGAGCCCGGCGCGCGGATAGTCGGAACGATCGTGTCGATGCTGCCCTGGCTGAACGCCTGCGCTTCGTCGCCCCAGAACGTGGTCACGCCCTCGACCGACTTCAGCCCGGTCGCGTTGCCCCGCACGCCGTTGAACAGGAACAGGCTATCATGAGGGCCCCGGATCTCGGTCTCGGTGCTGGTGAACACCTTGCGCACGCCCAGCCGATCGATTTCGTCGTCAAGCACGCGCTTGGACGAGTCTCGGATTGATCGCTGCGTTTCGCGACCACACAGGACACGTTCGTGACGCTCCATGGATTGCAGGACTAGGCCAGTTGCGACCGTGCGCGTCTTGCCTGGTCCGCGGCCACCATGCCACGCGAGGTGCCGGAACGGTTGCCACAGGTCGGCTGCGTATTCGGGGAGATCAACGCTCGCCAACAGGCTTCACCAAGTTAACCGTGAAACCGGCCGGCAGTGGGTTCTCCGGATCGGAACCCACTAGCGACTTGTCCCCGTATTTCTTAGGCATGAGCTTGCTGAGGTACCATTTACGAGCATCGAGCGCCAACCGCCCCAAGCCTGCGTCCTTGGCCTCCAGCGCCTCGTCTATGGCCCTGTCAGCCTCGGCGTCTAGCCCGGCCTCGCGCGCGCGCGCGTATCGGTCCGCGTTCGCAGCATCCGCATCGCACCAACGCAGGAAAGTCGTCTTGCTCACACCTGTGTCGCGACAGGCTTTCGTGAGGTTGCCCGTCTCCGATAGCTTGTCGATCACTTCATCCACGAGCATCCCTCCGCTTCATATTCCGCAACTTGCTGTTCACCGATCCGGGCGACCGGCCAATCGCCCGAGCGATCGTCGGCGCCCGCTTACCAGCAGCACGCATACGCCGGACCGTCTCGACCTCACTGCCCGTCCAATATGGGCTGCGCTTCTCGATCACCAATTGCAGCATGTCGGTTTCCTCCTGTGTCAGTGCACGGTGGCGGCCTAGGCGTTCAGCAAAGGCCACTGCGATTTGTTGAGGACTCATCCCCCTACTCCCCCAACCCAAAACAAAGATGCCCCGTCATGCGGAGGTGGCCGGGGTGGCGAGGGCGCGACCTAGCTTAATGCCTGCCAGGATAGCGTCTTGAACCTGGTTCACCACTCGCTGAGCTGCACGCGGGTCCATCTCCGTGAGGTCGTACGGCGAACTGTCGTTAATCTTTCTCGCCTCAATCAAGTCTGGATCAACGGGCGCGGGCAACGCGGCAGAAATAGCATCGGCCTCAAGCATCCATGCGGTAATGTTCAAACAACCACCTCGGTCTTCTTCGCGCTCAGCCATTCGCCGCACCAACGCCCCCATTTGATCCCACAAGGCAGCGTCGAATTTGCGAGCCTCACTCAGGTCATGCATCTCACTCATCATCCTTCTCCAATTTGCGATGTGTTGCGGGCGGGGGTGCGTCTGCGGCGCGAGCGTAGGTGAGCCTTCGCAACCCGGCGTTCGTGGCGGTTGTAGAGCTGGGGAGCCTTGCCGACGGCCTGTTGCGCGCTGTAGGTCGCGTTGCCGAAGCTGCTGACGTCGCCCATTACGCCGCCTGATCTTCGGTGCGAGCGATCGGCCAAGCGGTGGTACCAAGCTCGCGGTAGAGCATGCTGTCAATGCCACCGACCGTGAGGCCGATCGCTGTTGCAGCCTCACACTTTGTCGACCCGGCTTCCGAGTGCTGGCATACCTGCTGAAACCGCAGCCGCGCCCGAGTCTTCTGGGCCATGGCACCGCGCAACTGTGCTGACGTTCTCATCTTCCTGCTCCTTCATTCGTAACGGGGGACATTGGCGATCCGCAGTGGTGGGCGGGGTGAGGGGCGCGGAAGCCGCAAGGAATGCACCCCCACTCGGGTTTGCGGACCCAGTTGAGGGATAGGCTGGGGCGGGATGCGGTGGCGGGCTTCACTTCAGGCCCCGACCAAGCTTGGCGAGCGACACCGCGCTAGCGTTCAGCGCGACGTATCGGGCGCAGCGAACGACATCCGGATCTGCGTCGCATTCCATTGCCGCGACCAGCGCCTCGCTGGCGACCTTCGCGCGCCGCGTCAGATCGTCGAGCGCCGCGCTCACGCTATCCCCTCCAGTACGGAGGGATCGACACCCATGGCCAAATAGTCGGCGCGCGTCGGCTTCTTGCATGGCCGGCTCGGGTCGAGGTTCAGCTTCTCCGATCGGTCGTCATACCCCGGCTCGTGCTTGTTCATCGTTGGCCAGCAGCGCTTGAGAATGTCCGCGGTCGACTCCGCCAGACTGCTGTCGATCTGCGCGCGCGGCCGGGGCGCTTCCGCCTTCGTCGCGGTTGCACCGTTCTTCACCCGCTCGATCGACCGAAGCCGTGCAGCGTGGGTCTCGCGCTGCTGCATCCGCGGATCAGCGATGGCGCGGATCTGGCCCACGGTCGGCATGAACCCCCGCTCGCTGGCCTTCACGCAATCGTCGATCGCGTCGGCGAGGATGTCCTGCGGGATGTCGGCGAGCAGTCGGCCCGTCTCGTGCAGCCATGCCGTCGCGTCGAGGCTACCGTTCACCACCGACGACTTCCACAGCAACCGCAGCCGCTTCTGGAGCCAATCGCCGGACACGGGCGCCAACGCGGCGTCGTGGGCGGCGATCAGCCGGGGCAGCGCTGCCGGGTGGAACTGCTTGGCGGCGTAGGCGGCGTCCCAGGCCAGCGATGAGAACTGGCTATCCGCCAAAGCCCAGGTTTCGGGCGGCGTCATCAATTTCGCTGGATCGGTTGGCGTTGCCGAAGTTTCGATGGTTTGCAGTGCGGTTGCCATTGCGGGGTATCCTCTCATCGGCTGATCTCAGCCAGTTTCGCCAGGTTGCTTGCCAGTCTCGTTTCACTCCCCCGGCCCCGGCCTTCGCGGCCCAGAAGTCCCGAAATTTGGCCATTTCTCGGTCGATCGTGCCGGGTGGCCACGCTGCGACCATCGCCTGATCTGCGCCGTCGAGTGCTTCCGGCTTCCAGCAATCCGAAATTCGGGTTCCCTTACGCGCGGGGGTGTCTTTTCCGGGGGTATGGGTGGGGTTGTTGGAGGGGTCTGGGGAGGAAGAAGGGGAGGGAAAGGGACCGGTCTGGAATTCCGGTGTTTCCGTGGATTCCGGTGGAATTCCGGTGGATTTAAGCGCCCTTTTGCGCTCCCGATCGTAGGCGCGGCGCTTCTCAGCTACGGCGTCGACTGGCTGCGAAGCTTCCATGTCAGCGATGGCCGCAACCAGCGCTTCACCGGTCACGCCAGCGGCGAGCAGATGACGGACGGCGGTTGCAATGACGCTCACTGAGCAGTCTCCGCCTGGTCAGCCGTTATCGTGACTTCGACACTGCCGCCCTTGACGGGCTCACCGCGCACGATCGTGAAAGCGAAGCCGTAGTCATCAATCCCGATCGCCTCAGCGACCGCGTCAATGCCGTGCTTGAAGCTGGCGAACATGTTGTCGAGGTCGCGCCGGCGCCGGTCTGGCGGGCAAAAGCGGATCGACAGATGGGCGCGGTCGCCTTCCATTCGGCCGATCGCTGCCGCACGGCACATGATCTTGCAGTCAGCCTTGTACGAGGCCGCGGCAGTCTGCTTCGTGCGCCAGTGCCTGCCGTACTGACCGTTCTGGGTCAGCTTGGCAGGTGGCCAAGGGAGTTCGAACCGCACCACGATCAGGCCGCGCGGCTCAGCGCGTAGTCACCCAGCGGCGTACCCGACAGCATGCCGAGCGCGTCGAGGTACACCTCAAGGATCGCCTCTTCCTCTTGGTATTCCTCTTTCTTCTTTTTGCGGATCGCGAGGACCTTCCGCATGGTCTTCGGATCGTAGCCGCGCCCCTTGGCCTCCGCGTAGACATCCTTGATGTCGTCGGAGATGCCCTTGGCCTCTTCGGAAAGGCGCTCGACACGCTCGAGCAACAGCCGCAGCTCGTCGGCCGCAACCTGCCCGCCGCCCATGCCGTGCTGTCGTGTGGTTTGTTCGGTCATCGTGCTGCTTTCGTGAGATGAGGGACTTCGAAGATCGGCAGCGCACCAGTCACGGGCTCGCTGACGCGGTGGAAGTTGAAGGTCTGGCCACTCCAGGTGCGGATCCGCGCGCAAGGCATCTGCACGGCTGCGGGGGCGAGAATCATGCTGCCAGTTTCCGCTCAATGCGGGCGGCGCGTTCGATCAGTTCGGCGTCGGTGACGACGACACGACCGCAGCGCCAAAACTTGCCGCCAATCGATTGATGGCCAGCCTCGTTGCAGCGATAGACCGCCCAGCGATCCCGACGCAGGACATCGGCTGCGATGCCCGCCGCGCTCATGTCGCGCTGGTGCGTATTCGTGGGGGCGTTGGCGTAGCGATCCTTCACGAACCGGCGCTTCTCGCTCGGTGCCTGCCGAATAAAGCTGACGGTCTGCGGCTTTGCGACTGCACGGCGCGGCCGCTTCAGGTTTAGCTTCCGCGTCCATTTGGTGATCGTGTTGAAGCTGCGGCTATAGACGACCATCAGGTCGCGGATCGTCATCGTCGCCCACTTCTCCGCGAAGTCGTCGGGAATGGTGTCAGTGGGACGACCGCCCTTATTGCTCGCCCATTCGCCAAGCGCGTAATGCTTGGCAGCATTCAGCACGCCTTTGCGTCCGCGACCGTTGCCCATCGACTCCGCAATCTGTGCAGCGTTCAGGCCAGCGATCATCCCCTGGCGGATTGTCTCAAGGTCGGCATCTGACCAGCCGCGCTGATTTACCTTGATGCCGCATTCACGACGCCAGCGGGCGATTGCCCCTTTCCCGGCGCCGAAGATCTCCATCTGCTGCGCGATCGTCTTTGTCAGATGATCGCCGAAGTCGGCTGGCATGGGACGCTCGCCGCTCATGCTTTCCATCCCAGCTTCGCGACATCACCGCGAGCGACACAGCCCCGAAGGGTGGCGAGCATGGCGGTGCGGCGATCGGCTGCGTTCTTGCGAGCGATAGCGCCAAGGGTGCGAGCCGCGTCAGCAGGCGTCGGAGTGGCGCTGGCGGTGGTGAATGGCCAGATATTCACGACGTGGCTCGCAGTGCGTCAGCCTCATGGATCAGCGCACTCAGCGACGGCATGTGCGGGCGGAGCTTGTCAGCGACACGCAGAGTCTCTTGATGATGGCGAACGCCGTCCTTCAAGGCCTCAGCCAGCTCGCCGGCGGTCTCACACAAACCCGAGAGCGTCTGCATGTCGTTGGCGGCGTCCGCGGTAATCAGCGAGACGCGCAAGCCGTAGAGCTTCATGATCTCGTCAAGCGCGGTCCGGTCCGCCAGCAGCGAGTTGAACACCGTGTGAGCCTCGGGGAGATTGCTGCCCGTCAGCGCGCGATCAATCGTCTTGCTGTCTGACAGCCCCATGCGGTCGGCCATCGTACCCTTGCCGATGTCAGGCCAGACGCGGCCCCATGCGGCTGCAAGCGTCTGCTGAAACTTGTCCTTCGCGATCGGCGTGCGCGGACAGACATTGCTGCGGTTGCTCACTTAGAAACGCTCCCATGATGATGATGGACAGACCCGCCTGGCAGGACGGACCGATTGAGTTTCGCATTGCGGTGTGCCGCGCCCTGCTCGTGGCGATGGCGCAGGCTTGGCCGGAACAGCGGCAGGCTGCGGTTGGCGCGAAGCACGTCGATGAAGGCGAGCACGCCGAAGATCGCAGCGGCTATGGTTATGGTGAGGGGGTCGGTCATGCGACTGGCGCTTCGGGGAGCGGCATCCAGTGAGTGGGATGACACCGCCGCCAATCGTGGTCGGAGAACTTTGCTACCTGCCCGTTCTCGCCGTCGAACAAGTAGTCGAAGCGAGCGACGTAGAAGCCGTTATGAATGTCCCAGCCGAGGAACGAGGTATCTTCGCCGAGCGGCGCGGTGGCGATCGGTTGCCAGCCCTGCCCGCTCATGCCGCGATGCTCGTAGCGTCGGCGGGCTTCCGGGTGGCAGGTCGGGCGGCGAACGCAGCTTTAAGCTTGTCCTCCCGCCACACCGGCACGCGATCGTGCTGCTTCCAATGCTGAACCGTGGTCGGTGCCACGCCCAGAGCCGCGCCGGTCTTTCGGACCCCGCCCAACCCTTCGATCATTTCTGCTACGGTTGCCATGCAAACGATATACGATAGTCGTACAATCAAAGCAAGCGGGTGTACGACCTTCTTTCTTACAGCCGCATCGGCCCGGTGCTACCGGTCCCGCGTGGATAGCGCCGATCAAATTCTCGCTGAGCTAAAGCGTCGAGGCATTACCCATGCCCAGATCGCAAAGGTGCTTGGCGTCAATACGACCAACGCCACCATGCTTTACAACCCGTCAGCAAAGACGGGGAAGCCTCGCCGCATGACCTACGACGAGGGCGTACTGCTGATCAACAAATTCGGCCTGAAGCCCGAACCTGAGGCGGAAGCACCTGGCGTGCTGGCGTTGAGCTTACCAGTCGCAAGATTGGTGGTGCAGTACGTAGCGTCACAGCTCGGTCACGCTGCGCCTCAGGCTGATGAGCTGGTCGAAGAAACCGCTCTAGACGTGCAAGCGTTCTCTGCGTTCGCATCGCAGCCTCACTTAAGGGAAAGTGCGAGCCATGTGGAAGGCTTCTTCCAGGGGCTTCGTTCTCAAAGCCGGCAAGCAGGGCGTGGGTAAGCGCTAAGTCTGGGCTAGTCAGTGGGTCTGCCGTGTTAAGCAAGCGGCCCATAATACATCATCTCCCGGTGATTCGTGGCTTCGTGTAGGGTGGCGTTCTTTATTCGTTCTCCTCTCCCTCCGCTTATCCTACATTGCAATCCGTCTGTCCCTCAAAATCCAGTTAATACGTGATGCACGTTCGTTTCGGGCGGCGATTGTAAATATCTGATTCTCCTTGTACGAATTTCGTTTGACGAAAGTGTACGAAGGTCGTATATCCATTCTCGAAGACAGCGGGCATCCGGCTCGCGTCTCGGGAGACGCCAAGTGGCTACCGCATCCTACAACCCGCACGGCAAGGCGCTCAGCGACCTCCCCGTGATTTACGGCTTCAACAACGGCGGTAGCGCCGGTTGCTTGATCGCCCAGCTCATTTCGCAAGATGGTTTGGCGCTCGGCTCGCATATGTGCAGCAGCGAAAGCTTCATGCCTTACGACCTCGGCATCGTCGAAGGTTCGCGCCCCGATCGTCACGAGCAATTCCGCGCGAGCTATCCCGATGGCTATCGCATGGAGTTTGTCAGCTACGCGCAAGTGCGGTCACACTCTGGTCTGGAAGCAGCATTTGCCGCCAACAAGGCGCTCGCTGCTCTGGCGGAGGCCGCATAATGGCCCGCCATCTCCACACCCCCTCCCCCACCGCCAACGCGCAGGACGTGACGGTGACGCATACGCCTGGTCCTTGGTCGATGGGTCAGACCGGCTGCTACGAGACCGCGCTAGTCTCGCCCAACGCTGTTGTCGCTTTCGCAGCATGGGATGGTGGCTCTGGTTGCCATCTTGAGATCAAGAACGCTGCCGATGCCCGCCTAATCGCTGCCGCACCGGATCAGCATGATGTGGCGCTCGAACTAGACAAGTGGTCGCTCGTGATCCTGTCGGCCGTTCGTCGCGATGCACCTAGCGATCACGACGCCATCGTTGCGCTGATCAAGGCCAACCGCGCCGCCATCGCCAAGGCAACCGCAGCATGAGCGCGCACCAGAAGCTCACGCCTCAGTCCGCGCAGGACGTGACGGCGATCGGCTCGACCGGCTGGGCAAGCAATCGTCTGGCGCAGGCCTACGCACTTGTTGAGGCTGAACAGAAGGAGCGCGCGCAGCATCCTTACCGGCTCGTCACCAGCAGCCTGAGCGATGCGATGGACGCGATCGAGATGGCTGATTGCGATCTGGCAGGTGCGGCATGAAGCACGCTTTCATCACCGCCCCCAAGCGCAACCCGCCAGTACCGGGCCGCGACTGGACGCTGGACGAGTGCCGCGCGGTTGCTGACCACGCGCACCGGTCGCAGCCGAGCAACGCGCTGTATTCGCGGACGCCGGAAGAGATGACCAACGCGCTGTTCGCCATCGCGGGCAAGCGCGTGACGAAGCTGGGAGGCGCACTGTGAACGCCGTCACCTCGTTCCTAGTCCCGCAGCCCGTCCGCATGTTCGAGCCGTCCGATGACTACGAGGACGCGTCAGTCCTGATCGCGAGCATCGAGGCGCAACTGTCCGACCCGACCTACGCCGACCGTCGTGCTGCTGGGCAGGCGATGATCGACCTTCATTTCGACGCGCACCGTGATGCTGCGCTCGCCAAGCTGGGGTATATCTGATGACCGAAGAAACGCCACGTTTTGACCAGTCGAAGATCGCCGGCGCAATTGCTGCGATCGACATCGGCCAACTCACCCCAATCATCCAGAAGGCAGCGGACGATTTCTACGAGCGCGTGCTGAACACGACCGAAGACTATCTGCGCGACAATCTCGAATACAATCTCAAGTCGCACCTCGACATGCTGGAACGCGAGAACCAGCGGATGCGTCGCGAGCTTTACGATGTTGACCAGATTGTAGGCCCGTTCTTCGGCGCACCAGAGAAGCGCTTGGAAGCCTTGCGTTCGATGGATCGCGCCAAATCCGAAATGGTCGCGCTCAAACAGCAGATTTCACCGGCAGCGCTAGCCCGCGCAGGTGACGCATGACCGTCCCCGCATCCACGAAGGCTCTTACCCGCGCGCGCCCCTTCATCCCCGGCGCCTACGTCTCGCCCTTCCCTCTGCGCTGTGCAGACGGGCGGACGTGGGCTGAGCGGGCTGCTGCGTTGCGCACCCCCGCCACTCCCCTTCCTCGTGTGGAGAACGTCCATGCCCGTTGATCTTGGAAACGGAACGATGGCGACGACGGTTGGCGACCTACTGGACCGCATGCCGAACCCGCGCGCGGTGATCGGCGACAACCAGCCGCCCGAGCCGACGCCCTTCGAACTGACCGCGAAAGAGGTCAACGACCTGTACGAGGAAGCCAAGCTGTGGCTGGACGGCGAGCCAATCGCGACTGCGGGCCAAGCGTCCGAGGTTGGCGAGCTGCGTAAGCGCATCCAGGCGGCAGCGAAGGCCGGCGAGGAACGGCGCGTAGCAGAAGCCAAGCCGTTCGACGAGGCGAAGAAGAAGGTTCAGGACGCCTACAATCCGCTGATCCACAAGGACAAGGGTAAGACCGCCCTCGCCTTGTCGGCGCTGAACACCGCGCTCGCGCCCTACCTTGCCGAACTGGACCGCCAGCAGCGCGCCGAAGCCGCGGCATTGCGTGCAAAGCAGGTTGAGGCCGAACGGGTCGCCCGAGAAGCATCGCAGGCAGCAGCGCAGTCGGCAAACCTCGCGCAGCGTGAAGAGGCGGAACGGCTGCAGGACCAAGCCAAGGCCATCGCCAAGACCGCCAACCATGCGGAGAAGGCGCGGGCCCAGGTTCACGCAACGGGCGGCGGTCGCGCGATCGGCATTAAGTCCGTCTGGACGCCGACGCTCGAGGACCCGGCCGCAGCGCTAGCCTACTTCCGCCAGATGCGTCCTGCCGAGTTGAAGGAATGGATGCTCGGGCAGGCCAGCGACATCATCCGCGTGGGCTCGAAGCCTCCCGGCTCGATCCCCGGCTTCCGCATCGCCGAAACGAAGCAGGCCGTCTGATGGCAGCGGCACTCGATGACGGCGACCGCGCCGAAATGCGCCGGCGCCGCAGGATCGGCGAAACGCTCCGCGAGATTGCGGAGAAATACGAAACCACGGTGGCCACGGCTCGCCGCATTACCAAGGGGCTTCGACCATGACGGCATCACAGACCGCGCCGCAAGTCTATGCAGCGATTGCCGAGGTTCAGGCTGAGATTGCCAAGGTCGGCATCGCGAAGACCCGCAAGAACTCGCAGGGCAGCGGCTACATGTTCCGCGGTATCGACGACGTTTACGAAACGCTCGGGCCGCTGTTACCAGCTAAAGGGCTAGTCGTGATCCCCCGCATCGTCGAGCGGGCCCAGGTCGAGCGCGTATCGAAGTCGGGCGGCAATCTGTTCTACACGACCGTCAAAGGCGAATTTGATTTTGTCTCGGTTAAGGACGGATCGCAGCACACTGCATCGTCCTATGGCGAAGCGCTCGACAGCGGCGACAAGTCGACGGCCAAGGCGATGTCGGCAGCATACAAGAGCGCCGCGTTCATGCTGTTCAATATCCCGGTCGAGGGCACGCCCGACGCCGACGAAGAGACACACGAGGTCAAGGTCCATATTGACGAGCCCGCGACCGGCTGGGGTGATTGGGCGCGCGAGCTGATCGAAGAAGCCGGATTGGCCGTCGACAACGACAGCTTGGACGATCTGCGAGACCGCAACAAGCGGCTGATCAACGGCGTTAACAAGGTCGACCCGTTTATCTTCAAGGCGGTGCAGAAGGCCTTCACTGATCGCCGGACCGTGCTGAGCGCTGGCGAGGCTTTCTGATGCTCGCCCGCCACACCCCCTTGCGCGCCAAGACGCCGATGCGCCGCACCACCCCGGTCCGCAAGGTAGCCCGCAAGGCTGTCTCGCGCGGGATCAAGCCGAACGCGGACGAGCAGGCGTACTGGGACACGCTCGGCGACGTCTGCATGGGCTGCGGACGTCACGGCGGGACGGTGGTTCACCACATCCTTGCCAGCGCCCCCGGGAAAGGCTCGCGCCGCGATCACATGCTGGTCGTGAAGCTGGATCCGGGTTGCCACAACATGGGGACGAACAGCGTCCACCTACTCGGCAGCGAGGCCGCGTTCCTCGCGAAGACCGGCGTCGATCTGGTCGCCATCGCGGTCGCGAACCGTGACGATTATCTAACTGGAGAACTGATGTGAGCGATGCTGCGCCACTGATTTTCCGTCGCGTGCTTGGCGGGTTGCGCCCGGTCGGCCCGATCGCCGAAGCCGCGCTCGCCGCAATTGACGACGGCCCGGTTCGGGTTCGCATCACGCGGACTGCGGGCAACGTGCGCCGGAATGCCCTTTACTGGGCCTGTCTCGCTGTCGCCGCGCCGATGCTGTCGGAACGGATCGAAGGCGACGCCCTGGATCCCGAAATGCTCCACAAGATACTCAAGGACCGCCGTGGCCTTGTGCGTCTCGTGACGCTGCCAAGCGGAGACGTGTTCCGCGATTACGAAAGCACGTCGTTCGCCAAGATGACCGAGGACGAGCGCAAGGCCTTCGTCGACTGGGCGCTGGCGACGCTGAGCAAGTGGCTCGGCTGCGACGTCACAGATTTACGCCGCGAAGGCGAGGCTCAGGCGGCATGACGAGTACAATCATCACGGTAAAGGTTCGCCTCAGGGACAAGCACAAGGCTGACCTCAATCGCCAAGCCCGTTCGGTCAACTTCGTCTGGAACTACTGCAACGAAACGCAGCAGAAGACAGCGCGCGCTCGCCGGAAGTGGCTTTCAGGTTTCGACCTGATGAAACTGACCGCCGGCGCCTCTGCCGACCTTGGGGTGCATTCGTGCACGATCCAGAGGGTATGCGCAGCTTATGATAGGGCTCGGGCAGCACACAAGCGCCCTTGGCTGCGCTGGCGCTCGCGTAGGTCGCTAGGCTGGGTGCCATTCAGCACCGGCAAGGTAAGGTTCGACGGCACGGCTTTCGTGTTCAACGGCAAGCGCTACGAAGCAATGCATCTGCGCGGCCTGCTGCATGCAGGCCAACGGTTCGGAACTGGCAGTTTCAACGCGGACAGCAACGGCAACTGGTATTGCAACGTTCCAGTTGAGGTGCAGTGCGCCGACCCCGTGGAGGCTGCGGCCGTTGGTATTGATCTGGGGTTAAAAACGCTCGCGACACTGTCAGATGGTGAAGCGATCCAGATGCCTCGCTTTTACCGGCAGAGTGAGGCCGCGTTAGCAGAAGGTCAGCGCGGCCGGAAAACGAAGCGAGTTCGCGCGATCAACCTCAAGGTGGCAAACCGTCGCAGAGATTTTCAGCACAAGGCGAGCAAAGCATTGTGCGCGAAATACGGGCTCATCATCGTTGGTGATGCTAGCTCGTCGAAATTGGCCAAGACCAAGATGGCGAAGTCGATACACGACGCTAGCTGGTCGATCTTCAAGAACATGATCCGGTACAAGGCGATTACGCATGGCCGGATTTTCCTTGAGGTATCCGAGGCCTACAGTACCCAAACCTGTTCTTCGTGTGGCTCACTGCCCGCGTCGAGGCCGAAAGGTATCGCAGGTCTTGGAATAAGAGATTGGGAGTGCAGCGATTGCGGAACGGTCCACGACCGAGACGTAAACGCCGCGCGCAACATTCTCCGTGTCGGGCTGGACACGCTAGAAGTAGGAGCTGCCGATAGGAGCCTTCGTGGTTCTTCATTGAGCGGAGCGGCCAAAGCAAGCGGTGCCGGTTTTGGCACATCCCCTCACATGGAGACGCCCGATGGTCACTGATACAAACATGTCCCCCCTTCCTTGCAAGTCGGGCGAAGGTGCGGACTATTCGTTCGACATTTCCGGCGACCTTGAAACCGACGAGGCTGAACCGCGCGCGATCGAAAAGGACGCGTTCGACTGGCCCGGCGCTACTGGGTTATACATGGGTCTATTCGAGCGCCGCGATCACTTGAAGTGGAAGATGCAATCGGGTCTTTGGGACCGCGACGGCATGTCACAGAATTGGCCGGAAATCCCGAACCTTCGTCAGACTTCGACGCCAGCGATCAATGCCACCCAGACGCGAGAAGCGGAGTTCATTCGCACTGTAAAGGACGACCTGCGCGGGCCGGACGGTGAGGAATACACGGACTCGGGCATGGAATATGCGTTCTTCCGCTGGCCCGTGGTCGAACGCGCGATCCGCGCCGCCCTCAACGCCCTAGGTGGGGCATGAGCGGGGGTGGTCAGACTTTGTCGCGCTCCAGCTTCTGTTGCACGGCCTCGCGGATGAACTTGGCGCGACCGTACGTGCCAACCCGTTCGTCGAGACGCGCCAGTGTCTCGGGCGGCAAGCTGACGTGGATGCGGGTATGGTTGAGTGGCGGCCGTCCCATAGGGCGCGGTGTAGTGGATGCGTTGTCCTGTGCCAAGATAATTGTGACCTTTACTCTTGCGCGCTTAAACTGTGCGGTTTATATAAAGGGCACAATTTACGGAGGCAAGCCATGTTGACCGCAAATCAAAAACGCGTTTTGACCGGCAAAGAATACGATATTGAGAGCAGGCGCGCACGGACGCGAGCGTTCAACGATGTTCGATCCCTCGGACTGGTTTATTCAAATAGCCGCGAGCTTACTCCCAAAGGCAAACAGGCCTGTGCCGCCCTTAAAGGTGATGCATGACTAATTCAGCTATGCAGGGTGCCGAGGCTACCGCAACGGGGCTGAATGAGGTGATTACCCACGCGGCAGAATTGTTGCTGACCCTTTCACGGGTTACGCCACGACGGACGATTGATCCGAACGTACCACTTGGCCGGGACATTCTGGAAACCGCTGAACGCCTCGCCGCCCTCTCGCAGACACTGCCAGCGCCGGGGGAGGAAGCTTGCCCGGTGTGTGAGGGTAAGCCGATGCCGCTCGGTTCGGGCTGCATGGCCGGTTGCCGCGACGGGATCGTGCTGACGACCAGCGCCAACGTCCTGCGCAACCTGCTGTTCTGGTTCAGGATGCAGGAACGGGAGATTGCCGAGTTGCGCATGACGCCCGAACGCCGGGAAGCGATACGCCAAGCTGCGCGCGAGGCTGTCGGCAACAACACGACGCTGCATCCGTGGCATGTAATCGACGAGACCATCCTTGCCATGTCCTCGCCCGGTTCTTCCGTCAGCCCGGAAAAACCTCTCGCCACCGTTGCGGCAGCGAATGACGAAGGGGCGGCGAAGGCGATTGAGGCGCTGGAAACCATCGCCGCATTCGCTGAAGTCCGCATCCAGGACGGGCAGGACATGGGCGCGCGAATATGGCGTATCGCATTGGAGGATATCATCACCGACGCCCGTGCCGCCATCCGCCTCTTGTCGCAGGGAGGGGGGAAGTGAGCGCGCAGGAACTGTTGGCGCTGGCTGACCGCGTCGAGGCTATCCGCAGCGGGTTCGACAACGCTATCGATGTGCAGTGCGAGATCGCGCTGTTCGAGCCCGATGACTGCGAACTGGCGATCCGTGCGAACGCGGCCGGGTCGAAGGTCATCGTCACGATCAATGGCGGACCTGATCGGACCTTCATCGCCCGCGACTACACGATTAGCGCCGGGGCACGGAGAAACACCGCCGCCCGTCTCCGCGCTCTCGCCACCTCAGGCTCGCAACACGAAGGGGCTTCATCATGACCGGCACACGCGACGAGTTCCGCGGCTGGATCGCGGACCGGTTCATTGCGCGCCATGTTCCTACGCTCGATCGAGACGAAGCGCTCAATATGGCCGAGGCTGCGCTGTCAGACACGGAATACGAAACTGGTGATTTCGGTGACCCGCGATACGGGTGGGGCGAGGACGATGCCCACGATATTGCCGACGAGGAAATCCATAACGGCTGGGAGATGGTACCGTGATCGGGCTTATCATCATGGTCCTGTGGTTCGGCTCGGGCGGTCTTGGCGCTTGGCTTGCTACCCGTCATTTTTACCGGCGCTGGGGCGAAGCGGACGGCTTGGACTTCGCCAAGGGCTTTACCGTGCTGTTCGGTCCTATTGGGCTGCTCGGCGTGCTGTTCTTTCTCACCGCGCTCGAAGGGGATCGACCATGAACCCGACCACCACCCCCAAGGCGGGGGCTGTTGAAGACGTGGCGGCGACGATCGACAGCAGTGTCTACGGCCGGAACTTCTATGGCATTTTGAACAAAGACGGTCAGTTCTGGACTCCGTTGGCATTCGAAAGCGAGCGCAAGGCCCATGAGCATATTGCCTCTTTCTTCACCGACGTTGCCATGCGCGGAACGGCTATGCGGGACTTCAAGATCGTCCCCGTTCGCATCCAGTTGACCCGCCAGCACCTTGAGCAGGGGGCGACGGCGGGGGTTGTTGGGGGGAAGGAGGCGGCTGGTGGGTGACATCATGTATGCTCACGAACGAGCCAAGACGCCGGCGCAATGGTGCGAACACTTCGCCGCTCGAGACATCGAAATGTCGGAGCGCACCCTACGCGCCAAGGCCCGCAGCACCGGGTCCTATTTCACGCTCGGCAAGGCGATGCTGATTACGCCCGAGCAGATCGATCATATTTTAGAGGATGGCGCATGCCGCTCGAACCCTACCCCCGCGGCAAGACGTGGTGGGTCAAAGGCCGGATCCAGTTCAACGGGCGCGACGTTACCGGCTACGTCCGCGAAAGCACTGGCGCATCTACAGAAGCTGGCGCGCGGGAATGGATCGCAGAACGGCAGGCGCGGGAAGAGCGCCGCCAGGTCCTAGGCCATGAGGAAGCCGACGAGCGCGACTTCACGTTTAACGATGCCGTCGTACTGTACCCGGCTAGCACCGAGACGGCGAAATACCTGATGCCGATCGTGGAACGCATAGGCTCGCTGCCGGTCAAGAAGATCACCGCGAAGATGATCCGCGATCTGGGCGCGTCGCTCTATCCGAAGAACTCCGCAGACACATGGCGCCGCTGGGTTATCGCCCCCGCCCGCGCCGTCATCAATAATGCGAACGATCTAGGCCTATGCCCGCCGATCCGCATCAAGGGATACGATCGCGCCGAGCGGGTGCGGCAGGATCGCAACCGCGGTAAGATCAGCCGCAAGCCGAAAGTACCCGGGGACTGGTTATGGATAATTGCCTTCCGCGCGAAAGCATCGAAACGTCACGGCGCGCTGGCACTGTTCATGTTCACGACCGGCGCCCGCGTTGGGCAAGCTACGGCTCTGCACCCTGACGCACTCGACCTCGACGCCGGCACCGCGGTCATACCCGGGGCTAAGGGCCATGAGGACCGCGTGGTGGAGTTGATGCCTGAGCTGATCGCTGAGCTGCGCGCGCTGCCAGCCAAGTTCCCGCGGGGTTGGGATCGGCGCTATCCTGAGAACAAGCGCGTGTTCGGCTGGGCGAGCAAGGACGGTCCGCGCAAGGGCTGGATCACGGCCTGCAAGAAAGCCGGCATTCCGCATCTCCCGCCGCACTCCGCTGGCCGGCATGGCTTCGGACAGGAAATGCGCGTGCGCCAGGGCGTTGATACCAAGTCGATTGAGAGCGTCGGCGGATGGTCCGCAAAGGGCGGCATGATCGACAAGATCTACACGCACGCTGAGGACAGCGACTCGAAGATTTTAGAGGCCCTTCGTACAGGCTTCGTACAAGCCAAAGAAAAGACTGGCCTGAAACCCGCAGAAAAGGTAGGTAAATAGCTATGTTGAAAGCTGCCCTCCGAAGGCAGAGGCCACTGGTTCGAATCCAGTCGGGTGCACCAGAAAACCTAGGGTTTTCACCACCAGCCTCCCGCCATGCTCGCACTTTGATGCAGCGATTTACGCGCACAAAACCGGAACGCGCGTACAATCACCGTACAGGGGTTTCGGCGCTCGCGAATCGGGCGGCGTCGTGATCGCCGCCCTCTACGTCGAAACGGACGGATGCTACTTCGACCAGGCCGGTGTCGACCCCTGGGACATCGCGCGGGACGCTCGGCAGTACGCCGGCCCGCATCCGGTCGTTGCCCACCCGCCCTGCCAGCGTTGGGGACGCTTCTGGCATGGCAGCACGCGCAAGCCGCACCAGTACCAGCTCGGTGCCGACGAAGGCTGTTTTGCAGCAGCCCTGGCGTCTGTCCGCAAGTGGGGCGGTGTCCTGGAGCATCCCGCTGACAGCAAGGCATGGGCTGCGTTCAATCTCAATGCGCCGGCTCGGGGTGGTGGCTGGATCGCTGCCGACTTCCAGGGCGGATACACCTGCTACGTCGAGCAAGGTCACTACGGTCACGAAAGCCGGAAGCCGACTTGGCTCTACGCGCATGGCGTCGACCTGCCGGAACTCGACTGGACCCGCGGTGAGCAGCGCATCCCCGAATGGATGATCGAGCGGTACGGATACGAGAAGGCCAGGCGCATCGGTGTGGTCGCGATGGTGGGCGGCAAGAACAAGACGATCATCCGCAACGCCACGCCTCTGCCGTTTCGCGATCTGCTCCTGTCAATCGCGCGGACTGCTAGGCCAGAAAGGATCGCAGCATGAGCATGACTGTTCGCAAGCTGATCGCAGAACTGCGCAAGATGCCCCCGACTGCCACGGTCGCTGTGTGCGCGCACGATCAGGATCCCCATGATGGTGATTACGACGGTGGCGTGCGCGGTGTCATGGCCGCGCCCTCGGCAATGAAGGAGCGCGGCTATGGCGTCATCATCACCCTCTGAAGCCCCCTCCCCCCTCACCCAATTGGAGCAAGCAGCATGAGCGTCATCACGATCCCCGCTGGCATGAAGGTTTGGGCGGGCGGGGATAGCGCGCCTGATGACGTGATGCGCGGCGAACAAGGTGCCGTCCTGTTTCGCGATGGTAAGCTGTGCGTCGGTCCGGTCGACTATCTGAACTGGCTGCATATCACTTCCGACCATCAGCCTGCTCGCGATATTGTCGCCTACCGACCGGCGACCGAGACAACGCCCGATGCGCGGAACGGCAAGCTCAAGCCATGCCCTTTCTGCGGACGTGCCGATGATGACATGAACGCGGTGCAGGAAAGCGCGATCAACGTGCAGCAGACGAAATCCCCGACTGGTGGGCGGCGATACCGTGCCGAGTGTTGCTGTGGTGCCTCCGGTGCGTACTCAGCGGACTACAAAACAGCGTGCGCGCTTTGGGACACCCGAGCCACCCCCACCTCCGAGACCGACCAGCTTGGCGGGGTGGGGGTATGAGCGACCAGAACCAGATCGAGGGGCGTTATCATTACCTCGCTGGCACTGCCAAGGATCGTGAATGGTTCGAATGGCAGTGGATGATTTGGCCGAAGCGCGCCGACGAACGCAAAACGACCAACCTCAGCTTCCTGTATGGCGGCGTCACTGGCTATCGCACGCTCGCTGGACGCGACCCGCAAACTTCCGCCGACCTCCGAACGCATGTCGACTGGCTGGACCGCCACCAGCTCCACCCCGCCTCGAACGCCCGCCAGGATGAAGGAACTGTGGTATGAGTGAGGAAGCCGAATGCGTCCACGAATGGGAGGACGTCGAGAGCATGGGAAACAATGAGTACCGCACCGATGTACGCTGCATTCACTGCCGCATGCCGGGTGAGCGAGACCACGCCGACAACTCTGTGTTTTGGCCGGCGACGTGACTGACGCACCCCACCCCCACCAGCAGGAGCCGACGATGGGATTGCTTGAAGAGCGGGTAACGTGCTGGCCTTGGTCGCATCGCTGGTCGGCGTATGAAGAGCCTCGAAACGTCACGGGTAGCGCGGGCGAATGCGCGGTTGGTCAGCGCCGGGTTTGCAGCCGATGCAACGCAGTCGATTATCGGCGCGTGATGATCCACAACTGAAGTAGCCAGCGAGGCGGCGCTCTACGAACACCAACCCCGCCGACCCTAGCCCGATGCCGCGATGGCAGAGCGGGGACCTGAAACTAGAGTCGGGCGCGGTATCGATCCGCATTCGGCCTCGGGACCTAGGAACTCCCCGACCAGCACCATGCCATACCCAACTACGTGCTGCGCGATCTCCACGGATTTCACCCCTACACCGGCAGCACCCGTACACTACCACCGCGCGAATCGGGTTGCAATCGAAGCGCGATGGGTGACGATGCGGGGCTAGCAATCCGTTCCCGTCCTGTTCTATCAGGCAGGCATGTCGCGCAGTCCGTCAGCCTCCCGAGTCGCCCAATACGCAGCAGAAGCCGCAGCAGCCAACGATCTCCACCCTGACGACGTGATGGGCACCGCGCGCACCGTTTCCTTCGTACGCGCCCGCTGTCAGGTCTGGCGGCGGTTATACGACGACGGGTTCAGCATGTACGCAATCGGTCAGGCTGTCGGGCGGCATCATACGACTGTGATGCATGCGTTGCGGAAGGGTTAGGCGCCCCACTTCCCCGCCTGCCGCATAGCCTCAGCCTCGATAGCATCGGTCAGCAGGTCGGTTGCCTTGCGCCGGTCCAGCGGGTTGCCTGGGGTCGCGATAGCCTTTCCGATTGCGGGCAGGACGATGCGTTTCAGCGCGAACGTGGCGATCTTGCCTAGGCCGGGGATCTTCATGCGACTTTCCTCTCGGGCTGGGCGATGGCACGGACGGCGCGCATGTACGCGTTCTCACCCTCAGTCGCAGCGATTGCGACGTTGCGCTGATCGACCGACGAGCCCATTGCTTTGAGGCGATCGACCAAGCCGTTCCATTTGGCTTCGTGCGCCTTCACCTCGTTCATAAGGTCGATTTCGGCCTGCGACAGATCGCGATAGCCGGTGATCTTCTTGTGCTGGTTATCCATGTTCATGCTCCACTTTGGTTGACTGTTTCGGCCTTCTCTACATTCGCACCGACAGGGTTCTTCGGGCGGAAGGTGCCCAGCACGCCGATCAGGCCGGTCATGATTGCGAGGTCGGCAGGTTTGCCGGTGAAAGCCCCCAGCCCCGACAGCACGACCAGCGCGACGATGATCGCGAGGAAGGCGATTAGGTTCTCTCGGTCGGTCATCGCGCCCAATCTCCCGTCTTCTTGTTCAGCCAGGTCAGGAACTCGCCGACCGTCTTGCCGCGTAGGATCGACTCGTTGGCCTTAGTCGCAGCCTCGCCAGCAATCAGATCCGCGCGCGCCTTGGTGTCTGCCCCGATCACCTTCGCAGCCATGCCAGCGCCGAAGAAGTGCGCTGCATAGAGCGATGCCTTGTTCACGGGGATGCCGGCCCGCAGCAGGATCACCGCGTTCTTGGCGGTGAACGTCTTGGCGCGCGCGGTCTGCTCGTCGGTCGATGGCTTGAGCCCGCCGAACGCCTGCGATGCGTCGCCGCCCCACTTGCCGCCCTCGCCGATCCACGTTGCTTTCAGGAACTGATACAGGCCCGATCCGCTCGAGGTGGATGCCTTCACGTACGGACGGCCAGCGCTTTCGATCTTGGCGAGCAGCGGCCAGTAGTCGTCTGGCAGCGATACGCCGGACGCAGTGGGCGCCGCAGCCTCTTTGGCGATCCCGGCGACGTCCGCAAACGCATGCAGTGCCGCGATGATGGCTGGGTCGTAGCCCTTGGGGAGGTGTGGTTTTACCGCGTCGAACAACGGTGCGCGTGGGTCTGTCATATCCCCCTCTTCCCGGCCTTGTGAGCCTGCCAGTATTGAACCTGTCGGTCGTTCGCGCGCTGGTGGCGTCGATCCCGCCACGTGCGGCCGGCTAGGAACACCGCCAGGCCAATCGTCATTACCGATACCGCCCAACCATCGAACGGGCTGTGGTGCCCCTGCCAGATGATCGGGACCGTCATCAGCGACCCCGACGCCATGAACCCGAGTCCCATCCGTTCGGCGGGGATCATCATGTCGTGGAAGCGGTATAGCTTGTAGACGCACACGAACGTCACGATCGCGCGGGCCAGCGAGTTGATGATGTCGAACGTCATGCCGCGTCTCCCGTGCCGAGCAAGCGCTTCACGGACCGGATGATCGTTGGCAGGAGGATGTTGCTACCGGAGCCGAAGACGTAGGTGAGCGCTGCGATGGCCCGCGTGTTCGTCTCCGCGACGCCAAGCCATTCGTGCGCGACCCAAGGCGTGACGAAGATGGCGAACGAGAACCCGCCCACCAGCGTCATCAGGAGTTCGGCTCGGGATAGCTGCTGCCACTTAACGAAGCCGAGCGCGGTGAACGCTCCCGACAGCGCCGCCAGCGCGACATACCCGTACCGCAGGATATAGCTCTGATCATCCACGCGCATGAGGCTCCCGCCCGTCGTTCGAGGTCATCACGCTACCCTCTGGACAAGTGCGAAAGACCGGCCCAGATTCCGGGGATGCACAACCCGCTTAATCCGGGCTATTACGGCTCCGACGAACTTCGCAGCTTCGGCTTTGCGGAGGTTGGCGAGAACGTGCTGATCGCCAGAAACTGCGTTGTCGTTGGCGTCGAGAACATCCGCATCGGCAGCAACGTGCGGGTAGACGGGTTCACGACGATCATCGCAAATGGCGGCTCGCTGGTGATGGGCGACTACATCCATATCGGATCGTCCTGCTTGCTCGGGTGCCGTGGCGGCATGGAAATTCACGGCTTCGGGGGCATGTCGCACGGCGTGAAAGTCTTCACCGCCAGCGACGACTTCAGCGGCAACAGTATGCTGAGTTGCAACGTCCCGTCCGAACTGATCAACGCGCGCATCTCCCCGGTCGTGATCGGCAAGTTCTGCTCGATCGGTGCGAACAGCGTCGTGCTGCCCGGAGCACATCTTCGCGAAGGCGCTGTTCTGGGCGCGCTGTCGATGGCTATCCGCCCGCTCAAGGCTTGGCATATTCACGCTGGCAACCCCGCGCGAAAGCTGCTGGAGCGATCGCGCAAGGTGGCGACGTTGGAAGATGCGGCGCGGGGTGAATACCTCGCCATGGCTAGCTGATCCGCTCGGCGTCGAATTCGAGCACGAAGGCGGTCGGGTTGAGCCCGTTCGCGATCATGTAGAAGTCGATAGCGTTCTGGCCGTCTCCCGATGGGAAGGCATCTGACACGACCAGGTTGCCCGTCGAGTTGTTGATCGAACTCGGCTTAGCCGGGGTAAGCTTCCAACCCGGCGTAAACGTAGCCGTGAACTTGGCCTGTCCCGTCGCCGATGGCGTGATCGATGCCGTGTAACGATACCGCGCCGCGCCGCTGGGGAGATCATGGCGCAAGGCAAGCGTTTCCGTCGCGACCGTCCAACCCGAGGTGGTCGCCGTGCCAGTCCGAGCGATTGTATTCGGGCGCCCTAGAACCGGCTTGTTGCTTGCGATGTCGCAGTACCGAACGTCGACGCAGGCACCAAACACCACCGAGTAGCCAACGGCGGTCGTGACGTTAACCCATCCTCCGCGGATTTCGATGTCGTTCGCGCAGTTGATGTTGAGGTAGTTGTCCTCGCAGCGGTTATCGAGCAGCCGGATCGTCTTGAACGCGTCGGTGCCTGTGTATGCCGTCTCGGTCACGTCGTTCAGCGCGAACACCGTGATCGATCCGTCACCGGATGCGCCATGATTGTCGTCCGCCTTGGTGTTGCGGACGATCAGGTTCTCGCAGTAATCGCCAGCGGTAGCCGGATGGCGGCGGTGGTAGAACAGCACCGAGCCGCCCCAGTTGCCGCGTCCGTCGAGCCCGTCGATGACGTGGTTCTTGTACCGGGTGCCGATCAGGTAGCTTTCGCAGTCCCATGCGCGGCCATACTTCGGCCCGCCATAGAAGTTGGTCGTCCGCCCGTTCCCGCCATCACTGTACGGCATCTTCGGATAGCCCGGCATGTCGTACCCGTTGAGGGTGCTGATACCGCCGCGAATGGTGAGGCCATCGAGCGATTCCGATGAGCCGCCATGCCGCCCGTTCCAGCGAAGGTCGGGTTCCGTGATCGTGATGTTGCGGAAGAATAGGTCGTTCACATCGGCGGGGCGTACCGCTGCTGGATCATTGTCCAAACCGTCATGATAGATCCATATACCGTCAACCGCACAGTACCAGATCTTGGGCCGGGTCAGGGTCACGTCGGAGACACGTCCCTGGATGCAAACACCGCTACGCTGGCTGTCAGTGCCAGACACCGAGCCAGGCACACCCGCCGCGTTGTAACCGAGTTCAGTCTGGCCCAAGCGGTTGCCGTGGATCTCCAGATCGGTGAAGACGTAATCCGATTTGGGCGTCGAGCGTCCGTCGATCAGAACAGGTTGCACGTCGCGGTTGCTGTCTCGGGTGAAAAACCGGATCGGGCCGCACCGCGTATGCGAAGGCCAGGACACCGTCCCCACCTTGTACCAGCGCCCGTTGCCGGTAACCGGAAGCCGCAACGTCGCACCAGCATCCGCCATTTTCTGGATCGCGACCGTGCTGTCCGCGCCTGCTTTTGCCTCGTCGGAGGTTGGGTAGCCGGTTGCGCCGAATAGCTCAGGGGTGAGCACGGTGCGGTTTAGGGTATCCTGCACCATCTCCACCACTGCCCCGGTCGCGACCGGGCGACTGGCGACTCCATCAGCGCCCTGACGGACCCATGCAGTACCATTGTGGGTGAAGTTACCTGGAGGCGTGGCGTCACCCGCCAACGGGGCCAGACGGGCCACCCTGCGCGCTGGGTCGGATGCCAGCAGCGCAGCGAGCGTGGTATATGTGTTGTCCGACGACCCGGGGGGGCCGACATATTCCGGCGGGTTGCCGACAAGTACCGTGGACCGCTCGGAGACACCGCCAAACGACACCTGAAGCACGCACTTGGCGTCCGGACCGGTAAGCGTGAACTGGCCGTCAATGCCCGTTACGTCCGTATCGATCAGTGTCGACCCGTTGATCGCGTACAGCTTTGCCGTCGCGCCGGGGATCGGGCGCCCGTAATCGTCGCGGACGAAATCACTGTATTGGGCCATTCGACTGCCTCCCGTAATTTGAAACTGATGCGGCTACGGTTGCTGTCGCTGTCTGCCCCTTTGCGTCGGTCACAAGACACGTGAAGTAGTCGCCTACCGTCTCCCCGGCCTCGACAAAGGCGGTGAAGCGGGTTGCTGCGGCTGAGGGGTTTGTCGCGGTCATGGTGCCGCTCGACGACCAAGCGTAGCTGAACGGCGCCATCCCCCCTGTCACGGCAACCGTGCTTTCGTTAGTCTGCGCTAGCCCGCCTGCGGGGCGGCTAATCGCGCCGGTAACGTCATTTGGGTTCGCGATGGCTGCGATCGCCGCAGACGATGGGTTCGGATCCTTGCGCCACGTACCCGCGACATTCAGCCAGGGCGTGAGCTTGCGCCACGTGCCGCCGACGTTCTCCCAGAGCACGCCCTTGCGCCACGTGCCACCAATGTTGGCCCATGCGCTCATGATGTGGTGTACTGAAAATAGAGGTCGCCATCCGCGCCGCCCGAAGGATCAGCCGTGCCGCGCGTGATCGTGTCGCCGACAAGCGTACCGTCGCCGTGATGCAGATAGCGCCCCGAGGCCTGCCGCGTGACAGGGCCGCTTACGGTGCCTCCAACGGCGGGCAGAGGGTCGGGAATGCCAGTTGCAGTCCGCAATGCCGCCTGATTGGCAAGCGCGAGCAGCGTGCGCCCGTAGTCCGTGGTACCGAGCGCAGCGATAGCGGTGAGGTCGCTGTCAAGCGGCTGGTACGGGACAGCCGCACCGGTCAACGCTGGCGAATAGTCGACCAGGTTGCCGTCTGCATCGCGCGTCCGCATCGAGAAGTTATCTTCGGCGAAATAGACCGACCCGGGATACGCGCCGTTGACGATCCGCCCGCCCATGGTTTGCAGCGGCTGGCTGGCGGCGATCGTGCGCTCGGCATCCCAGAACAGCGCGATCGGGTTCGTCTCGGGGTCCTGCCCTGCGACACCTACCCAGACGTGGCCGGCGTCGAGCAGCGCGCCGCGTAGGTCTAGGAATAGCGGAGTGGGGTTGGTGAGCTTGGTCATTTGTCGCGCCCCTGGGTCGCCGATAGGTTGATCGACGCCGGAACGAGCTTCCCGCTCTTGCCACTGTCGATGTATTCGCGGACGAAATCGCGAGCCTGCTGGTCGAGGCGACGTCCGGTTTCGGCTTGCCCATCGTAGGAAGTGATGCCGGCCAAGGTCTTGCGCGTGGCGGCGATCTCTTTGCCCTTCGATGCGAGCCCGACGAACGCGTTGACGCCAGCACCCACTCCAGGGATCGCGCCGGCGAACCGAAGCGTGCCCTGCTTCATGTAGTTGATCAGCTTCGTCGCCGTGCCGCTCGGGTTCGTAGTGCCGCTGATCGGGATCGTCGCGGTGCCAATGATGCGCCGCAGCTTCATCAGACCATTAAAGTCCTCCGGCGAGAGCAGAGTGCGCAGCTTGTCGACACCGAACTTGTCAATCGCGCTGTTCAGCTTTGCGCCGCTGACGACATCGCCGATCTGGCCGTTGCCGTGGTTGACGTTGCGCGACAAAGCGCTGTCGAAGATATCGGCCAAGCCCTGATGCTGAATCGCGGCCCATGCCTGCCGCCCGTGGTCGGTGCCCGACGACAACAGCAGCGCCTTGGTCTGGCGAAGGTTCGACACGCCCTTGGAGCCCGCGCCGATGACCTGCGCAATCGCCTTCTCGGGCAGCAGGACAGGCGTGTTCGTGCCCTTCTTGTTGGCGACGATGCTTTCGATGATGTCCTTGGCGTGGAACGTGCCGCGCTGGACCTTGTAGGCATCGCGTGCGGCGCCATACGCGTTCGCAATCTGCCCCTCACCGGATGCCGCGCCCTTGGTCAGCGCCGCCTCAAGCGCATCGTCAATCGCCGGCTTGATGCCCTGCGACGCGCGCGTCGGGTCGCTCATATAGAGCCGGTTGACGGCCTTGCGCAGATCCTCTGCATTCGAAGCCGTCAGTTCCTTGACGGGACCGCGGAACGACACAGCCGAACCATCGTCGAGGGTTACGCGCGTAATGCCCGCCTCGTTCGTTGGCGCCGCCTCACCAATGATGCCGTAACGCGCTAATTCCTGGCTGACGGCACGCTTCACACCTTCGGGCACGGCTTCATCGATCAACACATCGGTTGCTGCGTCGTGGATGCCCTTGGTTTCGAGTTTCAGGCCGTCACCGCCGAGCGCTTCGGCTTCGCGGTACATCGCGCGCACGCCTTCCGCCCCGCTGTCGCGAAGCTGCGTCACGGCGGTCTTCAACACCTCCCCGCGGTCAGCCGCGTTGCCGGCATCTGGCCCGAAGTTACCGCGAAAACGTTCAATCGCGCCCGCGATCTGACGCTGCTGCTCCTGGAAGAACTGCCGAGCCTGTTCGCCTTCGCCAGTCGCCGAGACGCGCAAACCGTTCTCGTCGTTCTGGACTTCGAAGTTCTGTTCCGCTTGCCCGCGGGTTAGCTGGACACCCTCGTCTGCGGCTTCCTGGAATGGCGTGCGCGGCGGTGGAGGTGGCGCGGCAGGACCGTCGAACGCTTCGCCAGATTGGACGCGGCGCTGGATTTCCGCCTGAATGGCGGCGGTCTGCGCGTTGATGTCGGGACCCGGCTCGCGTGCGGTCGGGGTGCGACCGATGACGGTGCCGTCCTGTGCTATAACCTCGACATCGGCTTGCGGGGCAACCTCCGGGCGATCGGTGCGCGCGCGGAATGCTTCACGGCCCGCCTGACGCTCGGCAGGAAGGCGTGGGTCGGACGTGCGTCGAGCTCGAGCATACTCACGAACTAGGTCGTCCTCGGATGCGCCAGCGCGTGCTGCCAGTTCGCGGCCTTCCTCGGTAAGCGCTCCGCGGGCGTCGACTGCGATCTCGCGTGGTAGCCGGCCAGCCAGACGAACGGCAGCGGCCTCCGATGCGCGCCCGCCAGCGCTACCGCCGCCAAGCCCGCCGACGACCGATCCAATCGCCCGCCCAGCAGTTCCGCCAATGCGCTCGCCTAGATCGCCGCCACCCTCGCCAGTAGCGCCGCCAATGACACCGCCGACAGCATCGTTGACGACGTTGGACGCGACTTGGTTACCCACGAAGCCAGCCATGCCGCCAGCGCCCTGCACAGCTAGGCCAGCGCCCGCAGTAGCGATCGATGCGGCGCCGTTGCGGGAGGCGCTGCTCAGGTAGCGCTCGGTGTCTGTCACCGCCTTTGGCGCGCCGGTCATATCACGGAGGGTGTTGCCCACGTCCTCCGAGAATGGGCGGCCGTAGCCGAGCTTGTCCGAGACGTAATTGAGGCCAGCACCGATCGGGTTCGCGATCAGGCCGGGAATATCTGCCAGGCCTGCAACTACGTCACCAGCGCCGCGGTACAATGCGCCGCCCACCGTTTCAGGCGCGACCGAGGCGGTCGGCTGGCTGGACGACGTATCGACGCCGAAACCGCGGCCCTGCTTGGCTGCGGCAAGTGCTTGGTCGAGCCCCTGGATCTGGTCGGGATCGCCACCCTGCGAGGTTACCAGCGCGCGGACGCCGTTACGGTCGCCCTTGGCTACGAGCGCGCGGACTTGCGCCTGGTACGCAGCAGGATCAAGACGTGCGCCTTCGATCTGCGCGTCGTCTGGCAGCGCTTCGAACCCCTCGGGGATGGGTTCGATCTGCGCGTCGGCGGGAAGGTCTACGAAGCCGTCCATTAGCGGGCCACCACGCGACGGCCATTAGCGAGCTGGAACACCTGCTTGCCCTTATACATGCCGATCAGTTTACCGCCCTGTGGTGCTGCGGCCGGGGCAGGCTGGCTGCGGCCGGAATTACCGGCGCCGCTAATCCCGTCGCGCAATCGCTTGATCTGCGTGTCAAGCGCGAGAACCCGGTTGTGCCCGTCGATCTGCATCTGCTTGATCGACGCCTGAAGCTGCGGCAGCGTCTGCGCGTTGTTCAGGATCTCCATGGCTTCATGTCGCGCGCTGTCGGACGTGACGGCACCCCCACTCGCGCCCGATGCCAGCTTAGCGTATTCGTTCGCAGCCGTGTTGACCGCGACGTTGAACGCCGACACCGCAGGATCACCCTTGATGCTTTTGCGGCCGGACTGGATCCAGCGGTTGAAGATCGGCGCGCTGCCCCCGACGCCCTTCGGCGCGAGCCGCAGCACTTCCTTGGCGTTGCGCTGGAACGTGTCTTCGAAGCCTACCGTCGAGGTGTACTGCTTCTGCGCCTGGAGCAGCGCGGAGCGGTTCGCTTTTACATCGGCTTGAGCGAGGTTGCTTTCGCCGCCGTTGACGCCACGCCCGCCTTGGATTTCAGCGGCCCGCGACAGGATCGCGCGGCGCCATGCGGACGATTCCTTGCCCGACCCGAGCTGCGGAAGGTCGCCGCCTGCCGCGATTTTCTCCGCGTAGAAATTGACCGTCGCGGTGTCGACCGGGTTGCCGCTGCCGGGCTTCGACGTGAACACTACCTTGGCGCCTGATGTCGCCGGTGCTGGACGCGCAGCGGTTGTGCCACCACCAGCCGGTAGCCCCTCGACCATCGTCTGAATCGTGTTCTGACCGCGTGACCGGTTGCGCGCGACCTGTGCGGCAGCAGCCTGCAACCCGGCTTCCTTGGTCGCGAACTTGCGGTAGCCCCCCGTCTTAGGATCGGTTAGGTTGCCGGGATTGTTGTTCCGATCAGCGATAGAGCCCTTGCCGCCCTCGCTGAGCGTCAAGGCTTGCGCAATCTGAAGGTTCGTCATGCCGGGCGGGAACGGTGCGCTTGGATCGATCCCCAGCGCCTTCGTCATACCAGAAATCTTGCCGTCTACCGCAGCGTCATCGTTGTCACCGCCATTCCGCGCACGCGGTGTCCACCCACCACGAGTACGACCGCCCGGGGCAGTGGAACTTCCACCCGCCGCCCCGTCTGATCGGCTACCACCGCCATAACCCGGCGATGCGTAACCAGATGCTGGATCACCTCCTCCCACTTGGACAATCGATTCCGAACCATCCGCGTTCTTGATGGTCCGATATTCAGGCTTGGACGATGCGCGATAAAGCTCGTTGCCGTTCTCATCGACCAGAGCGCCACCAGCCGAGACGACCTTGTTCTTGTCCGCGGATACCTTGGCGAGGTTCGCCGCAGCCGTCTCCGGGTTCAGCGCTGACAGCAGGCCATAGACGATCCCGCCAGCCGACTTCGCCTGATCAGGATCGCCCGACGTGAGCATGCCGTACAATTCGGTGTCATGCTCGTCCGGCTCGATACCCGCTGCCTTGTCCGCGTCGATATGCCGCTTCACCTCAGCCGCTGCGAGATCATACTTGCCGTTCTGGATCAGCGACTGCACCGGCGCGAGGTTGCGCACGACCTTAGCGCCGTCTTCCGTGCTGATGCCCTTCGCGGCGCCCTGGATCTGCGCAGCGAACTCCGGGAACTGCGCGCTGAGCTGGTACAGCTTCTGCGGCGTCGGCCGGCCCCCAAGGCTCGTCAGGCCAGATTGGAATGCGGCGCGGCGTTGCTCCTTAAACGCAACCTCCTGCGCCTCCTTCTGAGACTGTGCCTGCGATCGCGCGATCTGCGCCTGCATCAACTGCGGCTGCATGCGAGCGGTCGCGAGATCAGCCTCCTGCGCGTCGCCCTGCCGCCAGTTCGGTACAAGCCGCTGCGCCGCCCCTAGCGCCTGAGCGTAGTCGGACAGTTCCACTAGAAGATGCTCTTGAGCGCGCCCGCGAGGCCAGAGCCCCCCGGCATTGCGGCAGACGCGGCCTGGTCGAGGAAGCCCCCGACGTTATTCCAGTTCGCGGCGTTGATGCCGCCCTTGGTCAGGTAGTTCGCCGCCTGCGCCTGCCCGATGTTGCCGGTCAGCTGGGTCGCTGCGTTGGCGTTGGACAGGCCCGCGCTTGCTACCGAGCCGGTCGCACCAAGCCCAAGCTGCGCAAGGTTGCCATAACCCGATAGCGCCTTCTCATAATACTGCTGAAGAAGCTGAGGGCTGAGCTGTCCGACTGCGCCGGCCGTGTCGCCACCTCGAACGCCACCGGTGGCGGAGGCCGTCTGCAACAGGTTCTCGTTCGCGTCGGCTAGATTCTGCTGGAAAAATGGCGAGTTTTGCAAACCTTGGACCGCAGTAGTCTGCGCGTCTGCGCCGTTCGTCCCGAGCAGATCACCATATCCGCCGATCGCCTTGGTGCCGGCGAGCGTGTACGGCATGTAGTCCGACCGCGTCGTGTCGTACTGCTGCTGCTGGATGTCGATGCCACGGTTGTAAGCCGCGGTCTGCGCCTCCATCGCCTTCTGGCTGGCCTTTTTCTGGGCCTTGCCTCCGAAGATACCGCCGATGACAGAGAAAAGGCCCAACTGAACACACGCCTCGAATGAGGTGGTGCCCCGGAGCAGGCGTTAGCGTCCGTAGGCGTTGTGTAACTCATGTAGTCGGGTATATCAATACCCGTTTGTGGGAGTCGACTCGTGGTGAAGCTATTATTTCAGACGATCGGTTTTCTGTTCGGCGCCGTGTGCTTTTGCCTGTTCGTGATCGCGGTAGGCTATCTACTGAAGATGGGCTGGGATCTCGCCTAAGCTGCCCGACGAAATACCGCCCCAGCCTTCAGATACAGCCCGCCGACTGGTACACCGCCAGCCGCTGCCGCTGCATCAGTCGCATATTCCGACGCGTTGAGGATCGCCGCGACAAGCACCGCCGCGTCCAGCGTCTTGTTCGTCAGCGTCTCCTCGCCGTCGACTGTCGCCAGCATGCCCCCGAGCGGAAGCACAACCGCCGTATCTCCCTGCGCTGTCAGATCGACCCGGAACCCGCCCGCGACGTGCGCGAACCGATCATCAACGAAAAGCGTCAGGTAGGTGCCGTCATCGATAGCACGAACGCCGTCGCCGAGCTTCAACACTCGCTCGTTCGTCAGCGCGCCGTTCGGTGACAGCGTCAGGACGGTGGCATCTTGCAACGCCTCGGTCGCATCGGCCTGTACCGTCACAGCGTCCTGCGTTTCGCCGACCGCAATCGCCTGCTGTTCGAACGCGGCCACTAGCCGGCGATCGCCGTTTAGCGCGCGGGTCAGGGCATCCCGGTTCAGTGTTGGAACCGGCGTCACGCGCCCAAGCCCCTCGCGTTGACCTCGCACGCAGCGAACCCCTGCACGGCTGTATCGTAGCCGCGGAACCGGATACCAGCGTAATTGCGTACCCGAGCATGCGGACGCCAGGCCATGCGCTTCTGTCGGTCACCCTTGGCGCCTGTCGAGATACCGCGCTCGGGGCCGAACGTCACTCCGTCCTGCGTCACCGACATGAACGCGACACCAGCATCGCCGCGCGCCGGTAAGCCGATCAGCTCAACGCTATCGAGGATAGCGCCCTTCCCGCCGTTGTAGATCATCCCGACGTCGAACATCCATTCAGCCGGTTCGCCGAAGTGCGCCGACACGTCCGACGAGAGCGTACCGAGCGCGGGGGACTTCACATCGCCGACCATCGTCCTCCCGTAGACGTTGACGGCATTGCGCGGCCGGTATGCGTGGTCCTGCGCCGAGCCGAGACGGTACCAAACCGGCTCGCCTGCCGCCTCTGACGCCTTTGCAAGAAAGCACCACGTCTCGCTCGCCAGATGCACCAACAGCCGCAGTTCGTCGCGCGAAACCCGGCGCTCCAGCACGATCGCGGTCGGGTCCTTCTCCGCAGACAGCGCATCGTCAATCACGCGCGTGCTGATCTTCTTCGCCGAGCCACTGCCGGCGACATGCACGCCCAACGCATCCCCGCGCGACGAGCCGACGAAAGCGAAGGTGTTGCCGAAAAGGCATTTGGCGGTCGCGGATACGCACCCGGTATTGATCAGCGCGCCACCCACGTTCGCGAACGGAAAGCCGCTGCCGCCCTGGTTGTCGAGGAACTGGATCGTGTAGCGGTTCAGCACCGCCGCTTCGTTATTGATCCGGATCAGTCCGGTGATCGGATCGGGGTCGGACTCCGCGGAACCGTACTTCAGCGGCTTTACCTGGAACGGGTCTGACAGCTCCGTCACGACGACGTACTTGCCGTCCGTGGTCATCGTGTAACCGGAGATCCATATAGCATCCAGGATGACGCCCAGATCGGTATCGATCACCTGCTTCAACGCCACACCGTCCCAATAGTACAGGCGAGTGCCGCTGCGAACGATCAGGCGATCGAAGGAGTAATCCAGGTTCGCGGTTCCGTCTGCGCCGACGTCGCCAAGCTGCTTCACCGTGCCATCGGCTGCGACCTGCACCAGTTGCGAGCCCATCACCCGGTAGCAGGCATCGTTCCAGTTGACAGCAGCCCGATCAATGCCAGGCCCGCTGCCAATCTGCACCGCGCCGGCCGCACTTCGCAGCTGCCCCTTGCTGATCCCGCTGTTGACGATGATCGGCTCGAGGTTGCGCGGATAGCTGACGCCAAACTCCGCGGCTTTGCTGGCGGTGATGCCGGACAGGAGCGATGCTTGGGTCACACGCGGCCCGTATACGGATAGCGGCGATAGTAGCCCGTGCGCGTGCTGCCCGAACCACGCACCGTATTGCCGGGAAGCTGTGTCGTCGGGATCGTAGCGAGCTCCGACTGCATTGTCAGCAGCGATCGGCCCATTGCGCGCGTGGCTTCCGGTGATAGCGTGACAGCCATGCCGGGCGCGATCCGCAGCGCCAGATACTGCGCGACCGTGTTCAGCGCGAAATCGGGGATGCCGGACTGCTCTTCGGGAAGGCCAGCACCATATGTCGGTTGCGCGTATCCCAGCAGGCTCCACGGCTGTTCGAACATCAGCGCGTTGAGCTTGCGGAGCGCCGCGGACTGTTCCTCTGGCGTGCGATCAAACGCAAACCCCGCCGCCCCGCAGTCGTCGAACGCAAGGTCGAGGATGTCGGATTTCAGCTTACCGCCGCGGGGAAGGGATAGGGTGATGGTCATGGTATTCTCCCGCCTGCGATGCGCCTGGGGTGATGGGTGGGGTTAGTCCATGTCAGCTATGACGAGACCGATCTGCGCGTCGCTATGCCACGACTGGTAGACCCGCAGTTCGTGGAGAAAGCCGACGAATTGTTCCGAGGTGATACCGGAGCGGCCTAGGACCAGAATGCCTGTGTTGGCGCATACTGATGCACCCCGAGCAGTTGCTCCGCTTGCCCCAGTTGCTCCAAACAACGCTTCGATATCGCTCTCTCTCAACCGGTATACGAGGTCGACCCATGCGCCGGTTACTACCGATGCAGGGCCATTGTCGGTTGACGCAGTGCCCGTCTGAGAAAATGCGACGATCTGCTGGATACCGCCCGGAATAACCTTGGCGTGAAACTGGCGTGTTCCATTGCCGCTGTTGCTGTCGCAAGAAAGCAATGTCTGGTTTGCGGTGGGCAGAGTGTCGAACCATACCCGCGCGTACACCGTCATATAGAGCGATTGGCGGAAGGCTTCGGTCAGATAGAAGTTATTAGCCGCAAAGTTCAGCGCAGTCTTTCCGCCCTTATTTGCAACATAGGTCGCCATCCCTCCGTTAGGAGCCGGAAGCCGGAAGCCAATACGGCCTGCACGGTTCGGGATGATAGACACAGAACCTGCATCACCGACCTCTGCGCAATCGGAGGCGTGAACTTGGAACAACAGATTCTCGACATCTGCCGTGGCGGTTGTGCGATTGGCAAACGCAGAAGGCTGGGCCATTCCAAGTTTCCGGTTCGACAATGCGAGCGCCTGCCAGAAACCGTCCTGCAATACGCGAGCCGCACTAGGCGGCGCTGGCTGCGTCGTGAGAAGCATCAAATCATTAAGCTGGTTCGCATACCAGCCGTCCGCCTTCGCTTTTACGACATAGCGGTGATTACCCGCGCCAGCCGTGAAGGTGTTCACCCCACCGGCCGCGACGACATTCTTCCCACTCACGGTCGTGTAACCCGCCAGCGTGGGATCGCCCGTGCACGCCAGAAGGGTCATCATGGGATCCCACGATGGACGCCCCCCGGAGGCCCCGTTTAGATTGTAGGCATTCGCCACAATATCCGTCGAGGACGAGAAGCCAAGATGTTGCCCGCTGACAACGGTCACGCCGACCTCGTAGCCCATCCACGTGATTGGGGTGGGCCAGTTAGCGGCCACGTTAATTGCAGCAGCAATAGATTGAGCAGTGCGAGCGAAGTTATTCTCTGCCGCGCCACCCGATCCGCCAGCGGAACCGGGACCCGCCGCAGCGGATGACGGATACGCGCCGCCCATAACCCAAAGCGTACCAACCTTGGCAGCTACCAGTTGTGCGCCAGTAAGCGGTGAGATTGCATCCGCAGGCGAGTTCAGCAATTCGTGGATGTTCGTGAGGTAGCCGACGCATACGATGTCGACGCTCCGAGTGGCTTGTGCCAATACCGTGCGATACACAGTTACGGCGTCCGGCAGGTTTGCGTTGACCAGCGAACGGTTTGGGTAATTGATTGAGACGTTGCGCTGATAAACAGGAGCCCCATCAGGAACGTGCGCCGTCTTAGGCTTGCACATAACGGCGTCGGGGCGCCCGTCATTGCGCAGCACTGCATCAAGAGAGCCCGGTGAATACAGCCAGTTAGCGTCCAACCCGACCGCGCGAACGTCAACCAATCCAACGCGCTCTGCCCATGCCAAGATGCGAGCGGCGCCCACGTCGTCAACGTCAGTCCACCAGTCGGTGTCCCATATCATCGGCTTTGCGATCGGGATCTGATTGTAGGTTTGCGAGTCCACCGCGGAAGCGGGTGGAGCTACACGTGCGACCCGCGCCACCCCATCAGCAAACACAACCCCAGCGGCAGTGGCAGCGTCGACGGCAGGCTGCGTGAAAGCTACAGCCGGCGCCATCGACTTACCCGCCAGATACGCCGGATAATCGAACGACGCAGCGAGATTCTCGTCCGCCTGCCCCGCATCGATCAGCGCGCGCTCAGCTGCGGTGGTGCCTGTGTAAAGCGCATTGGTCTGCTTGCCATAAGCAGGAACGAGAAGGCGGACAGTCATACTGCGTTCCTTGCGATATGGGTCATACTGGGGCCCTCACCAGCACGTTGATCCAGACAGGGGTGGTGACGGGGGCGATGATGCTGGTGACGGACCCAAGCAGGCTGACGACGATCGTCTTCGGCACACGCTGCACGAGGATCACGACCTGCGTGTTCGTGGCGCTGTTTTCCTCGACGCTGGCATCGTTGCGATAGGCCGCCCCGTTGGGTGTCTCGGCTGTCGTGGTGACCGCAGGCTTCACGCCGGTCGCGTAGGGCATCGGATATGTGAACACCGCGCGACCGTTTGCATCGGGTGTGACCTGGATCCGCAACGCCTGCTGACGATTGGCGCTGGTCAGGCCATCTGCTGCGAGCGTGTCGACCTTGGTGTTCACCGGCGCCAGCGACTGGTCCATCAGCGACTGCACCTGCCCCAGCGTCACACCTGGAGGCGATACGACCTGAGCATGTGCCGGCGCGGCTACCAGCGCGAGCAAGGGTAGCAGGCGGATCACTGACCCTGCACCTGCGCTGCGGCGAACCCGTAGGCCACCGCCGCCTTAGTCGTGCAACTCGTGGACGACACGAACGCGGACAGGCCGTTGTAAAAATAGAGGGGCGTGCCGAAGCCGTCGCGGATGCCCTGGTTGATTGCGATCGGCATGCACCAGCGGATCAGCGAGGGCGTCAATGCACCGTCTGCGGGGATCGTAGCACTATCGTAGAGGACCGCGAACCCGGCAGTGCCACCGTTTACGATGTTGACGCTGTTGGCCTGCCCTACGCCGGCTATGACGGCGACACCCGAAGCCGAGCCACTCGCCTGGGAAGGCATCGGTGCAGGACGGGTAGTTTGAGCCGCGGCAGGTGACGCGACCAATGCCAGCGCCAGTAAGATGATATTGCGCATCAGGTGTCCCCTGCCCCGGTCCTCAACACGAATGACGCGGTCGGGGGTATTCCCGCGCCATCCGTGCCAAGCTCACAGGTCGGTGATGCTCGTCAGGTCGTTCGTGTACGCCGGACCGCCGCCAGGCAGTTCGTCCGCCTTCAGACCGAGACGCTTCATCGCCGCCTTCACGTAAGGCGTGCGGTTCTGGCCGTTGCGCTCGAGCGCGAGCAGGCCGTAAACCTTCTCGTCAGGGACGGGATCGGTCTTGTTCGACTTCGCCACCTTCTCTTCGAACGCGTCGACGCCGAGGTCGAGGATATAGGCCCATGGCTGGATCTCGTCCGAGCCATGCCACGACCGCGCGGGAGGCTCGCCGGGAAGGTTGCCGTCCGTCAGCGCGCGATGCACGTCCTTGGCGGCATCCTTCACGTCCTCCTTGGCGCCTTCCTTGCGCGCCTTAGCGATTTCCGCGTCGGACAGCTTGAGGCCATCCGCAGCGTTCTTGTCGAGGTTCTGTTCAGCGGGGTTCTTGGTATCAGCCACGTCGTCTCTCCCGTTATGCCTGGTTGAACATCATGGCGCCCGCGAACTGCGGCTGCGTCAGGACGGTGCCGAAATCGATATCCCAGCGCATCTTGGTCGACAGATCGTTGATCGCGCCCTGCTTGGTGCAGATGATGCGAAGTCCGAGCTTCGGCGTGGTAGCCTGCATGACCTCCCAACCATCTTCCGGCTCGACTTCGAACGTGCCCGGCAGGAGGCCGACCGCGCTGCGAACGAAGAACGGGCTGATCTCGGCGAGCGTGGTGTTGAGCCACGTCAGAGCCGCGCCGTTTGCCGGGGTCGCCGACACGTTCTGATACTCACGACCACCGATCGTGTTGCCGCCATTCGAGATGAGCGCCGGAGCGATCTGGATCGTGTTGGTGCCGGTGTTGACCGAGATCACGCGGAACGTCTGAAGCTGGCCGGTGTCCTGCTTCGAGATCAGGTGGACCGAGTTGACGCCCGCGATCGTGAACGCATCACCCGCCTTGACGCTCGCGATAGCCGCAGCCGTGACGACGAGGTTCGAATAGCGGTTGTCTCGGTTGTTCTCGGTGCCGTCCGTCTGCACAGTCGTCGCGGCGGGCTCCCAATACTGGTTGGCACCGTTGACGGTCGTCGCGCCACCAGCGGCAGGCGCGAGGCGGATCGGCTGGTCATCGATACCGACGTCGAAGCCAGCGATGCGGGTCGACAGCTTGCCGTCCTTGTACGCCGACACGGACAGATCACCCATGGTGCCGCGGTCCGACACATTCGACAGCATGCCGATCGAGTTGCGGACGCCGACCATGGCGACACGGTTCTCGCTGGGCACGCCGATCTCGGTCATCTGCGCCATCGACAGGAACAGATCGGCCGATCCGGTCGGAGCGACGGTGCGCTTCGTGAAGATCGAGCCTTCGAGCGCCACGCGATTGCGGACCGCCTTGTTCACGTCCGACGCCAGCTTCGTGCCTACCTCGCCCGCGTACATGTCGATCGCCATCTTGTTGCGCATGGCCTTGGCGCTGAACGACTTCGGGCTCGACTTGTGGAAGCCGACCTGCGCCGGAACCCACATCTGGGTCAGGCCGTCGAAGTTGCTGGTCTGGTCGAATCCGTCATAGCTCGAGCCGATCATCGGCTGCGGGATCCACACCTTGTCGCGGCTGTAGACCTGCTCCTGGGCGTCGCCGAGGTCGATCTTGGTCGCCATTGCGGCGTATGCGAGACGATCCTCGAAGCTCTCGATCATGTCGTCGAAGGCTGCACGGACCACGTACGGGAAACTGGATGCCACTGTGATAACTCCCTGAGTAGCTGAAAGAGACTTGCTCGATTTCGCCGCTACTCAGGACTCACAGTGTCCCGGAAACTGGTTGGCTCGGGTATCCCTATACCCGAGCCTAATCGTTCATGCAATAGGCTCTGCATCAGCCTTCACGCGGCCGGTCTTGGCGGGTGGAGCAGTCAATTGCTCGATCTCAGCGCGCAACGCGGCGATCTCGTCATCCTTCGCGGTTGTGGCGGCGACGAGGCCCGAAACGACGCCATGCGCGGCCTGCGGAGAAATGTCCCAGCCGTTGGTCGCCAGCACTTCGGCCTCGCTCGCATCGTGCGCGATCATCGTCTCGCACAGCAGACCAGCGAACCGGTTGACCACCATCGGCTCGTCCTTGAGCCCGTTGATCGCGTCGGCATATTCCTGCGTCTGCTCGGTCTCGGTCGCACGGTACATCATCCGCGGATATTCGCTGAGCGGCGCCTGGTCGTAATAGGGCTTGCCGTTGTCGTCGGTGCGGCGCTGACCGCCTGCGTTCTGCTGGCCTTCCTGCGTCATGCGGGCTTCAGATGGACTGCGGAGTTGGCGAGTATCGGTCACTTGGCTGCTTCCTTCTGCGCGCGCTTGAACGCGATCACCTTGTCACGCTTGCCGGTCTTCTCGGCTTCGGCCTCGAGCTTGGCGAGCTGCTTATCCGCGCTACCAGCCGCAACCACACGACCACGCACCGGCGTATCGGGATCGGGCGCGCGCGGGGCTTTTCGGGTGGTCTGCAATGTGGCCTCCATCTTGGTAACGGCTTTGACGATAGCGAACGGGTCGCCCTCGCTATCGATGCGCGCCAGTTCGGCGAGCTTGGTCGGGGACTTGCCGGCCGCGTAGATGAACAGCGCGGGGTTGTCGGCGTGCTTGGCGATCAATGCCTGGGCGGTCGGCGACAGGGCTGCGAACGCGGTTTCCTCGGCAACCTGTACGTCAGGATACCGAAGCGCAGCCTTCTTGTCGGCGTAGGATCGGACGGTCTTGCCCCATTCCTCTTCCTGCCGCTGTTGCTGCGTCGTGCGGGCCTGCTGCTGCTTCTCGGCAGCGCGGCGACGTTCGTCCCACGCGTCCAACTCAGCTTCGAACTTATCGTCGTCATAGTCGATGTCGGGATCGGATAGCTTAGGGCGGTTACCGACCACGACAGGCTCTTCGGCCGGTGCTGCACGCTGAGCCTCGGACAGGCGCTTGTCACGCTCGCGGATCTGCTGGCGGAGGTGCTTGACGAGGTCGGTGTCGGCGGGCGCGGCGTCCGGCTCGTCATCGGCGAACCTAACGACTTCTTCGCCTTCATCGCCCGGCTGATCGTCGTCCTGGTCTTCGTCGGTCTCGACGATCGGGTCGTCCAGTTCTGGGATCTCGTCGTCCTGCTCGTCTTCTATAATGGGCTGGCTAGCCATCAGTCATTCTCCCTACGCACCCGTCACAGCCGGGCGGTGCTGGTTGGGTCAGGCGGCGCGTTCAGCGTGGTCTTGCTGACGTTCCGCCAAATCGAGTTCACGCCCGAGCTTGATGCGCTGGAGCGGGATGTCTTCGCGAAGCTTGTCGGCCTGCGCGTAATGAAGCTCGGCGCGGGCATCCTTCTGCTTGGCGTCGGCTGCATCGTTTGCCGCGGTCAGCCCGGATGGCGCTTCGGGTGCAGCTTCGGGACCGCCGACAGCCTCGGCCTGTGCAGCCTTCAGTGCTGCGGCTGCACGGCTCTCGACCGTCTTGGCCTCGTTGAGGTCCACCTTGCTCTGCGACTCCTTGACCTGCGCCTGGAGCGCGATCTGCTGCGGGTCGGGTTGCTGCTGTGCCTGCTCGGCCTCCTGCGCAGCTTGTGCCTTCTCGTCCTCACTGGGCTCGACCAAGCCGATTTTCAGGGCGCGAGCACGCTGCCACTTGATGAAGTCGTCGATCCCCTCGCCGTCCATGTTCAGGCCGGCGGTGATCAACGCAGCCTGCGCGCCTTCCATGTCCTGAGCGGCAACGCTGACGTTGGCATAGTTCAGCATCTGCTTGACCGTGCGATCTCGGCGCGTGGTGGTCGCCTCGGTCACATCGGCCATGACCTTGTAGCGGCCGGTCGCGAAGTTGTTGCGGACCTTCAGTTCGCCCTTGTCGCTGTAATCCTCGTGAAGCTTGGCAACGCCGTCGTCGCCATCCTCGGTCATCGTCTCGACTTCGCGGCCGGGCTCGGCATAGACTTCGCAGGCCATCGCAAGGTAGATTTCGCCCTCGCGCTGCGTCGTCTGGCGCCCGTTGTCGAGATAGACGCCGGACTTCGCATCAACACGCGCTGCGGCAATGTCCATGGCATCCGCGCTGACGTTGGCCTTGACCTCATCGGGGTCCTGATCGTCGTCGGCAGCTTCCGCGCTGACGAGCTGGAGCATAGTGGCGAGCGCCGCGCCGATCGTCGGGGGTTCGACCTTGCCGATAGGGCCGGCGCTGACGATCTGGCCTGTTGCAGGATCCAGCAGTGGGTTGACCAGCGCGTACGGATGGCGATCGATATTCCCGCGCGCCCACATATCCGCCAGGTTCTGCGGCATCTGCTCGGCAGCGAAGATCGGCCGCTCGTACGGCGCCAGCGTATTGATTTCGTACAGGTTCGACATCAGCGCGTTGAACACACGCACCGTGTCCATGTTGGGCTGCACGATGCCCCAGAACCATTCGACGCCATCGACCCATGCGCGGTTGCCGTACATTGGTACGATCGGGATCATACCGCCTGCGATGTAACCGCGATCCTCCAGTACCTCGGCACCGGACAGCACGTACTTGTGGCAGCGCTGGCGCTTGGCCTTGCGCTTCCGCATCTTGAAGCCGCGGTCCTGCAGGTCCGTGATATCTTCGGCTGTGAGATCCTTTTGCCAGTGGCGCTCTTCCTCACCGCTAGTGTCCTGGGTGAAGATCAGGACCCACTCGTCCTTGTCTTCGATCTCGTAGTATTCCGGCGTAATAATCGTCTCGGGTCGGAACCACATGTAATCGTAGGGCCGCGTCACACCCTCGGGCCACGATGCGTGCGTAGCCTCGGGGTATTCCTCCTTGAACGTCTCTGGATCGATCCCGACCAGCACGAAGCAATACTTGGCATCCGACTTGTCGTAGAGCTTGCTGTTCGGATCCCAGAACACGCACTGATCGGCGTCCGCGATCAGTGATGCCGGGTTGATGCGCTGTTCGTCGCTGTCCTTGTCGAGCGGGTCGGCCCATTCGTTCGTGACGCGGTACGCGCCAAAGCCACCCTTGCCTGCTTCACTGCGGCAGTTGTCGCGTGCCTGCTGAGCCTTAAACTTGTAGCTGTCAGCGCGATGCAGGCCGTCGAGCGTGTTTGCCGTCTCGTTGTC